TCAGTACATTCTCGTCCTCAATATCAAAGAAGTTTTTCTTTATCCAGTGGGTAGCTGATACAGGGTTAAATGTCATCTTAATCTGATAGAACTGCCCTGGTGGCAGCTTACCTCTGAGACGGTCATCTATAATCTCAAAATCACTCTGCATAAGCTCCGTAGCCTCTTCTATCCATACATCCGTGAGCTTTCCACGCTTAAATGTGATAGATTTCAGCTTTTCACGCTGCTTATCATCATTTACCCCTCTGAATATGATCTGGTTACAATTTGCCTTGCATTCGATCATGAGCGGGTTCTGCTTGATGGTCCAGTATTTCTCATATTTATCACCGAACATACGAAAAATAGCACCCTGCAATTCTGCAAAAGTGCTATCTCTGTTTGTTATATCTGATTTTCTTACACATAATAAATTCCTGCCTGGATCCTGAAGGAGCCTGAGTATATAGTTTGTGGCTGTGTCAACACTTTTCCCGGATCCAGCCGAGCCTTTCATAACTATATATCTTCTCTTGCTCCTGTTCACTTCCTTAAATGCAGGATTAAGCTCAACTTTAATGTTCATCGTCTGCCATATCCTCCACTTCGGAATTATCCAGAGGTGTTTCATCACCATACGACACATTTATATTCAATGTCATATCTTCGCCCTCGGTATTCAGATTGATAATATCCTCAGGCCTCTGCCCCACTGTATCCCTAATGAACTCAGCACTGGCAATTGAGCCCTTGAGAGCTTTCTGGACCTGTGCTATGAGTACAGCGTCCTGGACCGTGATGTTCTTGCCCTTTATATCTGCTATGTTCTTTATCTTGTCGATATTAACCACAGCACCTTTATGCAGGCTCATGGACAGGATAGTCTCAAGGGCATCTTTCATCTGCTTTTTTGCAGCTCTTGTCTTACCTGATTTGACGCCGCCTTTCTTGCCCGCTTCCTGAAGCTCTTCTTTTGTCATGTCCTTAAAGCTCTTTCCCATCCGTTTCACCTGCCTTTCATATCAATCTATTTACACCTTATTCTTCGCTGGCTTATATGAATATTCATATCCATACTTCTTTGCGTTTCTGCTGAGCCACTTACTGAGATCCGCATCATAGTTGTCACTACTTACCTTGACGCTATGAATGGCTTTGTTGAACTCCGTAGCCTTAAAATGTGGTTTCTTTTTAATCGTATATGTTCCTGCTCTTCTTTTGCTATATAGCTTAGGATCTATACCTCTAGGCGGCAATGCGTTTCTGCTGCTTGCTGTTACCGCCTTTTGCCCACTACCTGCCCATGTCTCAAGGTCTGCCCCACTAAAATTACCCCATCCATTCGCTGGATGATTGTGTATAAAGTGCTTACCTTCGCTTTCAAATGCATCATAACTCACACTACCTCTGGAACCCTTATAATAATGTGTCACATACCCATTATCATCCACTTGGACTCCCCATTCTCGACCACTCTTGGTGTGCTTATCATTAAAATTCTTGATAACCCTGTCTATACTTCCTGTATTCTTTGAACCATTCATCCAGGCAGGAAACAACTTCTCAGATGACTTACCTCTTCCATTTGAAAATGATAGCCCCCTATCTCCTTGCTTTGCCCTGAATGCGTTTGCTCCTCTGCCACCCAATTGCTTTACCTCCACGAAAAAAGGACACTTCACAATGAAGTGTCCCAACGTACTATAACTATGTAATATCTATTCTTCCTCTATCGGGAACCACAAACTGCTGTCGTCATTCACGCACATACATAAAGGATTGTTAAATGCATCCTCCTCAGATTCCCAAAACTCTTTAAGTTTTTTATCTCCAAGCATTCCATTCTCATAGAGGTCATCTATATTCTTGAATGTTATCTCCTCATCCGTATCATAATTAACGATTGATGCTGGACTATAATATATAAAATAATCTCCAATCCTGAATGCCTGCGCTTTCTTCATATGGTGTAAAAATGTGTCCTTAAGCATATCTCCCACCTAACCTCTCTTAAATGCTTTATTGTCATAATATTTCACCTGAATACTGTCAGGGAATTTATAACCTATATCACCGCCATATACAAGCACTCTCTTTGGCCTGATGCGCTTGAGTGCTTCTGTCATTCCATTATACCACATCTGCTTATTTTCGTCATCCAGCTTGACTCCAATAGTTGACACTGAAACAGTTCCACCCTGTTGTATTCCATCAAAACAGAATGTATATGTTTCTTTCTCAGCCCATGAAAGCGTTGGTATAACGGTAATACCCACATCCTGCATCATCTGACCGATGAGACGGCTTCTGTACACGTTCCATATCTTCATAGGCATCGGCATGTCCATGTACAGACTGAAGTCTGGAGTAAATACACAGTCAAACTCTCTCAGCTTGTCCATGTACTGTTGTGGGCTGTTCCAGATTCGCTCAAACTGGTAGTCATCAATGTAAAAATGTACTCCACATCTACGCTTCTTTGTGGATAGAACATAATTGAATGATATCAGCTCATCCGGCTCTGCATTCTGTGCCTCGATAATTGGCATCTGATAAAATCCCTCTGCCCTTGCTCCGTCAAAATCATCAAGGTTATATTCCTCGTATGTTCGCTCTCGTTCATCGCCGTAGTATCCGTCATCCTCATCATCCTCAAGCAGGTCTGGAACATCAAAACCAAAGTCTGCCATGTCAAAATCCTCTATGGCTGTAAGCTCCTGGTTGAGCAAATCCAAGTCAAAACCACTGTTCATGGTCAACTTGTTGTGCGCCAGGATATATGCTTTCTTCTGCTGCTCTGTGAGCTCCGTAAGCCTTATACAAGGCAGTTCGGTATATCCAAGCTCCTTGGCTGCCAAGAGCCTTCCATGTCCCTCTATCAGGACGTTGCTCTCGTCGATTGCAAGCGGATCATTGAATCCAAACTCGCTGATGGATTGCTTTATCTGCTCAATCTGTTCCTGTGGATGCTTCTTTGCGTTCTTGGCATATGGTATTAACTTATCAATATCAACATATTCAATCTGCATATCTGCCTCTTCCTAGCTTCGATATAGGTTCGAAGCTATACTTTCTTTCTCACTCTCTTCGGAATCACAATCTTGTACAGCGGTTTACATACATTCTTTACCTCTCCACCCAACTTTATAGTTGGCTGAAATTTATATATCTTAGTGCACTTAACCATCACCTTTATCATGGCCATTGGTAAAGCCAATCTACCAAGTATCGGATGTATATATTCAAAACTATATTCAGGTCTCACAACCTCGAATCTTTTAATCTTACTCATATCTCACACCTCAAACAAAATAGCCCAGTGGGGGAGAGAATCAATAACGACATTTTCACATTTTACGATTTAGGAGTTTACATTTTAACCACTGGGCATAAGAAAATGGACACAACCGAAATGGCAAACGGTCATGTCCCTTATGAATCAATATTTCATGGTCTATATTAAAGCATGACCATGTGTTTGTGCAATGCTCTTAGTGTGTTATGAATGTGTCGGATTTTAGATAATCGCCCCATGTCCGCTGGAACTCCTGCAGAGCCCAGCCATGAGCATGTCTTATCCAGTCATATGAATATTCCATCTCCTCTGCAATATCCTTTAATGACTTATAGTTTATGTACTTCTGATACAATATCTCCGTATACTTCGTATTACACAACTGACACATCTGGTGAACTGCTTTATTCCGGAAATCTTCAAATGTTTTTCTGCATTCATTCATCTCAGTTTCAAGGTCAACATATCTGCCAACTGTACGACTCATAGTATCTGCCACGGCACTGGACTGTACCCTTTCCTTTGAATAGTCAAATCCACCCGGATTCATTGCAAGTTCTTTCATCTTGAAATATTCATTGCTTAACCTGTCCATGTAATCCTCAAGCATTTTGACCTGATTTAGATACTCTTTCGCTTTCACCGCCTCACCTCCTACTTGTTCTCCCGGATGGTGAAATCCAAACCTGTTTCTTCCTTCAAAGTCTGTATAAGATCATCCCATATGATATCCCCATCACATATAGCCTCTGTCTTTGAATTAAATCTTTCACAGAACCTATCAAGCCTCTTCTGTCCAAAATCGAACTCATCACGTAAGACCATGCAGGACATAATCAAAATCGTGTCTATCGTATTTAACTTGATCTTATATACTGACTCATCAAGCTGCTTCTGGTTGACCTCAAGCGGAACAAACATGGCTCCTCTGGTCTTGAGTTCTTTCTCTGCTGCTTCCATGCCCTGTGTCTTGATGACATTCATCAGCCATGCAGCACCCGCCATTCTTGCTTCGTGTAGTTTTCTATCTGATTTTGCCATCCTCTCACTCCTTCCGGGTAAACCTATTCATCAGATGATTGTACGGATCTACCCGAGTCTTAAACCCTATCTGTCTTTCTCCAAGCGGATCATTGAGCTGTGCCCCCTCAAGGAAATCTCGCAATTCTTCCAGACAGTCCGGGCATAGATCCTTTGTCTCTACTACATCATCGAACACATCAACCATCCTTGTCCTTATTGCTGCTCCGTGTTCAAATGGCAGGTCATAGAACCCGCCGCATCTATTGCATTTGCCTGCATATGCCATTATGTATCACCTCTCTAGTAAATAATATATTCTTTGTATTTATTCAGCAGATTCTCCAATCTGATACAGTCGTTTGATCTGTCCATGTATCCTGCCATGAAAAATCCCTGTTCGATATTGCAAATTCTAAAGTATATCTTTTTGAACATCCATTTATACAGTTTTCTTTTAATCATCCGCTCCGCCTCTCTTCACAATCTCCACAGCATCATCAAGATTAACCACTAGCTCTCCGCCCATGGCAGAGTTACCGTACCTTTCAAATGACTTGTCCTGTAGCTCTGAAACAACCTTGTCCACATCATAGACTGTTGGCTGCTCCTCAATAAATTTTTCAGTCTCAATTCTCATTGACTTCTCTGACTTACGTTTCTCTAGTCCTTGTTTCTCAAGTGCCTTTATCGCCATATCAAATGCCTTTCCGGTATCATTCACATAGGCATAATGTGAATATCTATAATCTGTTGTTTCCTTTAATTTGGCTATTGCTTCTCTCTCTTCCATATTCCCACACTCCTATCCTCTCAGCCTTGCCACAGCTGCATTCCATTCATTTATAAAGTTCAATACCCATGTAGCCGGATATGTGCATGCCCCAAGCTGTTTTGATGTTTCAAATGCTCTTATCCAATTTGGATCCTGTTTTGTTGCCTCTGATACCTTTGCCATTACTCCTCAACCTTCCTTTCCGCCTCAAGCCAGCTGCGGGTACACTCACAACAATGCCCTGTGCATTTATTGCCATCAAACCCTATCTCATTCGGACACATGATTATCTGCGCAAGATCCGCATCACTGAGCGACCGGATGTAATCTCCGTTAGTCATCGGCTCATAGTTGTCCACAGCGTTCTTGGTGCAGTGTGCGCATGGTTCCTCTGACTCGTCTCTGTATCTGTACTTGCAAGTTTTGCAATTATCTATTCTCTCTGGTGTTATTTCCATCGTATCTCTCCCTTCCTGATCATCTCTCTAATGTTTATGTTGCTAAAGCTCTCATGGTAGCCCTGTTCGCTCTGCATCAGTACATGGTGCTCATATACCTTGATGATTGTCCATCGCTTCCAAACCCTTATAGGGACATTCTCCTCTTTTCCGTTCTTCGTGAGTATTCTCACCACCCGCCCCGGTCGGCAGATGGTGTTGAATATTGCATCTATCTCAAATTCTGTCATGTGTTCTCTCCTTTCAGATAGCAAGGAATTTATTCACAAAATACTGCTGTCCCTTGCCTGTAACCTTTGGTGTCCTGGTGATTCTGACTGATCCATCTGGATTGCTTATGGTGCTTTCCTTCACCTCAAACAGTTTCATCTCCATGCTCCTCTGAGTTGGCATATTTCGATCTGAGCCCTCTCTTTTGATGAGGTAGCCATTATCACGCAACCACTTAAACAAGCGTTTCTGACCGATGTTCACACCATTCTGGCTAATCAGTTTTGCAAGGTCTCCGATCAGAATTGATGTGTGACTTGCTGCAACCGCATCAGCGAATATTGCCTTTGGCTTCATGGTCTCTATCTGCTTGTCCCTCTCAAGTAGCTTGTTCCGAGCCACCTGTAAGGCTCTGGCCATCAGTTCATCATCCGTCATGGTTTCCTGTCCGGCTATGTAACCGCCGTTCTTACGGATTGATGGCAACACCTCAGATGTTACCCAACGTTTGAACCGCTTTGCGTTTGGTAGCTTGCTTGAAAGTATGAGGCTGTAAAGCCCTGATTCATTGACGGCAGGTGTATTCTGCATTCTACCGATGGAGTCCTGAATTGGGACTGCATCTAGATCTTCCTCATCCACATGATCCAGAATGGCTTTCGTTGGCCTTTCATATCCCAGTATCTTAGTCACATCCTTGCCGACAAACCAAGGCTTACCATCTTTTACCACTGTTCTGATCTCTCCAAATTCTTTATTCTCAAATATCTTCAAATCGTTCATGTAATCAATCTCCTTTTCTTCTTGTTTTTTGAATCGGAGCACCATATAATTAACTTACAAGGTACTCCTTGCAATAAGACAATTTCCTTGCTGGCTAGGCGAATTGGGATTGTCTTATTTTTTTATCTCTTTCATCTGATGTAAAATCAATCAATAGTTCAACAAAGTCCTTGCTCAGACTTTTGTTGCCTCTTAAGTTGACTATTGCCTCCTGAAAGGTTTCATCTGGCAATTCAACCATCAGCTCAATAATTTCCATAAGTTCAACCATATGTACACCTCCTACTCTTTACGCCCATTTCGGGCGTATTTCTTTCACGAAGTATAGCGTACAATATGGGCGTAGTCAAGTATAATTTAAGTGGAGGTTATATGTATGTTTGGTAAAAGACTCCGTCAAATACGTATGGAAAATGGCTTTACTCAGCAAAAAACTGCTGATTTACTTGGTATAACCTTGCGTTCATACCAAAAATATGAACAAGGTGAGCGTTCTCCATCTCTGGATTGTTTAGTCAAGATAGCGGACATCTTCA